ACGATGACTTCTTCGAGGACGAAGATGACAACGAGAAATAATCCGTAAAAGAGCCAGAAAATAAAGAGTATCAGGCGTGTCTCGCAGACCGGGATGCGCCTTTCTTGTGTCACCGGGAAAGCATCCCGTGAATCTTTTTAACATTTTTGTACAGGAGTGAAAACGTGAAAAAGGGAGATATGTTTGAATCGGTCGTAGAGACCATTGACTTTCCGAACAAGGGAATATTACATATGGATGGCGAACGGGTCATCGTCAAGAATGCCATTCCGGGGCAGAAGGTCCGGTTTGTGGTAAATAAAAAGAGAAAAGGCAAATGTGAGGCACGCCTGTTAGAGGTGCTGGAGAAGTCTCCGCTGGAACGCACGGAGGGAATCTGCCCGCACTTTGGCATTTGTGGCGGCTGCCTGTATCAGAGCCTGTCATATGAGGAGCAGTTAAAAATTAAGAAAGGTCAGATCAAGGCTCTGCTGGACGAGGTCTGTGATTCCTACGAGTTTGAGGGCATCAAAGCCAGCCCGATTTCTGATGGTTACCGCAATAAGATGGAGTTTTCCTTTGGTGACGAGTATAAAGATGGTCCGTTAGCACTTGGCATGCACCGCCGCGGCAGCTTTTACGACATTGTAAATACACCGGAATGCCAGATTGTGCATGAGGATTTCTGCAAAATATTAACGGCAACCTTAAACTACTTTACGGAGAAGCACATCAGCTATCACAAAAAGATGCAGCATACCGGTTATCTGCGCCATCTTCTGGTGCGCCGTGCGGTGAAGACCGGAGAAATCCTGGTGGCACTGGTTACTTCCGGACAGACGGAAAATCTGGGCGCGACCGAGGAATACACCACACCGGTATCCGAACAGGAGCTGTTGGCCGGATGGCTGTCCTGCATGCAGGCACTGGAGTTAGAGGGAACCTTTGCCGGTATCCTTCATATCCGCAATGACAGTCTGGCTGATGTAGTTCAGAGTGATGAGACTACCATTCTTTACGGACAGGATTTCTTCTACGAGGAACTGTTAGGATTGAAATTCCGCATCACCCCGTTTTCCTTCTTCCAGACCAATTCTCTGGGCGCAGAGGTGCTTTATGAGACTGCCCGCGGCTATGTAGGTGAGACGAAGGACAAGGTGGTGTTCGATTTATATAGCGGAACCGGAACCATTGCCCAGATCATCGCGCCGGTAGCCGATAAGGTTGTGGGAGTGGAGATCGTGGAGGAGGCCGTAGAGGCTGCAAAAGAAAACGCAGCGGGAAACGGACTGAAAAACTGCGAGTTCATCGCCGGGGATGTGCTGAAGGTAATCGGAGAACTGAAGGATAAGCCGGATCTGATCATTCTGGATCCTCCGCGTGACGGCATTCACCCGAAGGCTCTGGATAAGATCATCGATTTCGGCGTAGACCGCATGGTCTACATTTCCTGCAAGCCGACCAGTCTGACCAGAGACCTGGTGGTATTACAGGAACGGGGATATAAACTGGAGAAGGCCTGCGCTGTGGACATGTTTCCGTCAACGGCAAACTGTGAGACGATCGCGCTGCTGACCCGCGTAAAATAAGGGTTTGTGGGCTTTCTGGGCGACCACGAAAGCCCATTTGACTACGATTTGACAACGCTTTTTTGAGATGTTGTCAAAGACTGGCAGCTTTTTCAAAGATTTCTACGCTGCGTTCTGCCATTTTTTCGGTGGCATGAGTGTAGACCTGCAAGGTGGTGTTGATATCAGCATGTCCCAGGCGCATCTGGACATCCTTGATATCAGCACCATTTTCTATTAGCATGGTGGCATGAGTGTGACGGAGGGAATGGTAGTCGAATGCCAATTTCAGTTCGTGGTGGATCACCCGCGAACAGTATTTGAAAGAGTCGGTGCTGACATATTCCCCATTTTCCCGGCAGCATAATAAATCAATGCGTTGCAATGTGCAATCAATGCTGTGTTCTACCGGGATGATCCGGTAAATGGTATTCCCCTTTTCGTCTTTTTCTGGTTTCAGATAATGATCTGTGTAATATTCTCCATAGAGCAGACGATTCTTTTTCTGCTCGATCTGAGCGTGTTTCAGAGCCTTATACAAGGCATCTCCGAATTTAATGGTACGGACGGATGACTCCGTTTTTGGTGTTCCGAAATACCATGAAGATTTTTCTTCTTTCTTTCCCTTTTGTTCCATTACTTTTCTGACATCAACCCCATAGTTGCGTTTTACCACGGATTTCGTAACGGATAAGGTGCGGTTTTCGAAGTCAATGTCACTCCAGCACAGTGCAAAGGTCTCACTGATCCGCAGGCCTGTATAATATCCGATCATAAGCGGCAGATAGAAAGGCGTGCTGCTTGGAAAGCGCTCCAGAATTTTTTTAAAGTCTTCCGGAGGGATGATGACGCGCTCCTTTGGCTGTTTTTCGAATTTTGGAATTTTTGCCCTGGTGCAGGGGTTTTCTTTAACATACTGCAAAGGTTCAATCGCGTATTCATACGCAGCTGACAGCACGGATAAAATGCCAACCACAGAAGATCGTGCTAAGCCATTGAGTTTTAGCTGGTTCACATATTCCTGCACGGAAGCGATGCTAAGCGACTTCAAGCGGTACTGACCGAACTGCGGCTTCAGCCGGTTTTCGATAATAGACAGATAGCCAAGCTGCGTATTGTATTTTAAATTCGTTTTGCAATAATTATCAAACCAGTAATCCAGATAGTCGGACACGCTGAGCTCAGACGGTGTGAATGACTGGCCGGAAGAATTATATTCATTCATTGCTGCAGTGCCGGCCGTCAGAGCCTCAGCCTTGGTACGGAATCCACCCTTCGAGATAGATTTCCGTTTTCCGTTCACCGGTGCAGCTTCAAAGCTGTATTGCCAGGTTGATCCGCGTTTCCTTGTTCTTAATTGTCCCATATATCATTCTCCTTTCGTGTGGGTGTTGCGATGTCGCAACGGTAAAAATGGGTATAAAAATACGCCCCTTGCCAGAGCGCTTCGGAGATGATATAATTTGTGTGCAATCAATTATTATTCTTTCCGGAGCAATCTGGTAAGAGATATGTAAAGCCGTTCGGTATTGGCGTACCGGGCGGTTTTGCATTTTATGAGATTAGATTAATTATTCTAAATGAGAAATTGCATAATCAGCTTCTTCTGCGGTGAATTTTTCACCGGCGTCTGAAGTCAACTGGCTGCGGATAGCTTCTGGAGACATTGCCATAGTATCCTGATAGTTCTTTGCAGTTGCAAGAGCGTTTTCATTCCAATCAGCTTTGATATTATCAACAGCGTACTGGGCTTCTTCTTCCGTAAATTTTTCTCCTGCATCAGATACAAGTTGATCATACAATCTGGCCTTAGACATATGCATGGTGTCGTTGTAGTTCTGAGCGTTGGCCAGTGCATTGGCGTTCCAGTCTGCATCTACATTGTCAATAGCGTACTGAGCTGCCTCTGCAGAAAACTTTTCACCATATTCAGAAGTCAGTTGATCATATAATCTGGCTTTGGACATGTGCATGGTATCCGAATATGTGCCAGCTTTCTTTAAAGCTGATTTGTACTCAGTTGGAACATTTGCCTCTGGAGCAGTGGTTTTAGCAACAGATTCTGCAACGGTGGTAGCTTCGGCAGTGGTTTCAGAAGTTGCAACTGCAGAGGCCGCTTCAGTTGGGGCAGCAGTGGTTTCTGTGGAAGAGCCGCCTCCTGCGAAGCATGAACCTAATACTCCGATTGCTACAACAACGCCTATAGCAACCAGACAGCCGCTGCCGCCCTGTTTTTTACGACACTGTGGGCACACTTTTGCATCGAAGGGAATTTCTGTTTTGCAATATTTACAGATCTTGGTTGTAGGCTTTTCTTTTTTCATATTCGATTCCTCTTTTTGTCTATGATAGAGTTGCTTAGTGAATATTTAATGTAACAGTTTGGCACTTGGGATTACTCCAATTCCAAAGTTCTTTAATCTGGATAGTTAAAGCGCTCATATCTTTTATTTTATAAGCCTTTCCAACTGGAAGGGTTGTTCCTTGTGTGATTTTTTTACTATAATTGTCTAAGCTATTATCTTTGTTGTTGTAAGAAAGCCATGTGGTATCACACTCGACGCCGTTCTGGTATACAGTAATGCCATAATCAGCAAGGTATGCACCCTGAGGCTCAGATTGTTTGTTAGTGAAATTATAATATAGCACCACACAGAGATCTCCGTTATAATCAAGTTCTGTTTTCCATCCAGTATAGGTAATCCTGGAATCTTCAATGTCAAAATCGAACAGGGGTGCAGCAATAAGCGAGCCATCGCTTCCGACCTGTTTCCCGTCAGGAGTTGTGGTGTCATGGAGCATATAGCCGTTTGCATCAAAATAGTACTGTTTTCCGCCAATCTCCTGCCAGGTGTTGGTGGAATAACTGCCGTCATCGTTTTGATACCACCAACCATTAGTGTCTTGCTTCCATTCTCCGGCAAAAGAAGTCATAGAAAAAGCAGCAGACGCAATTCCAGCAGCGAGTAATAATTTTACTTTCTTCATACCCAGTTCCTCTTTTCTTTTGATTTTTATTAAAACGCCATAGGTTATTTTAATCGCAGTTGAATTAATTCTTTTTCGTATCCCAATAAATGAGATATTTGATCTACAGTATATTCTTCGTAATCAGCAAGTATATCATCTCCAACAAGAAGTGACATCGCAAAGTAGTTAGCCTCGATTTCATAGCGTTGGGTGTTGAATTGCGTTCGTGTGTCCATAAAAATGGCATTTGCGCTTTTATGCAAGAACATGTGACCGAGTTCATGCGCACAAACGAAACGTTGTACATGCTTCGGAAGATTCTCATCTATATAGATAATATTATTCCGCTGAAAATATTGGTAAAAGCCGCGAACGCCGACCAGCGGAGCATAAACAACGATAACATTTAATCCGCGGATGATTTCAAAGGGATCTCTGCTTCTGTGCTTTCGTGCCAGAGCATTGGCCCTTTTCTTTATATCCATAAGCTAATCCTTTTTGTATTTTTTAGGTGTGTACTTTTCCTTGTTCTTTTTCTTCGCCATTTCCATGCCAATCTGCATAGCAGAAAGAATTGATTCTATCGCTTCAGGACTGGCAGGATCGCCGTCAAACATTAGTCCGTCCTGTGTGAGCAGTTGTTCGCGTGTTTGATTTAAAATCTTCTCAATATCTTTTTCATCTTTTGCGGTAAGTGTGTTAAATCCTTCGGCTGCATTCTCGCCAGTAGTTAAATAATCCAATGATATGCCAAGAAAATCGGCGATTTTTTGCAGCTTTTCGATACTCGGTTTGTTTTTATTGAATTTATTAATGGAACTTCTAGCAAATCCTAGCTCTTGCTCAAGTTTATTGACCGAATATCCTTTTGCCTTTGCGGCATCTCGTATTTGTTCGTATAATCCCATTCTATTAATACCTCAAAATTTTGCGCAATTAATTATTGACATACGCAAAATCTTGTGTATAATAAAAATATGAGTTGCGCAAGATTTTGCGAAATGCGTTGTTTTCCAGTTAGTTGTTGGCACTTCTGATTGTAGAATATTTTACGCATAAAGTCAATATATAATTCTCAAAATTTTGCGCAATCATTATAGGAAAGAAGGTGAGAACATGCTTTACGATAACATTAAGAAAATTTGCGAAAAGAAAGGCATTACCATTATGCAGTTGGAACAGGCTTTGGAATTTCCCAGAAGTTACATTTGCAAATGGAATAACAATGAACCTGGTATCCGCAAAGTCCAGAAAGTAGCCGATTATCTCGGTGTCGCAATCGAGGACCTGCTGGAATAGGAGAAGAGGTAAGAGACGTGTGGCGTATTAAAGAGTTTTTTCTTGAATATGGAGTTCCTGCTGTGATGGGGCTTCTTGGTTCGTTCGTTGGGATGGCGATAGCGCACTGGTTAGGAGTAATGTAAGCAACGTGCTTATTACAGCGAGGACAATCGGGACAATGATGTGGCTTACAACATATTCGGTATCAAACCATTGTTTACTTTCAACGATAGAAGAACCGAGCGAATCCATAGAAAACAAGGTTTCATCTGTGATAGGAATCGGATTGCCGAGATTGTTCTGATGCCCACCAACTTGAATCAGATAGTGATGATACACAAGGCTTTCAATGGATTCATGTAAATTTTGGTATTTTGAAAATTTTCGTTTTAAAGATTTGTAAGATACTGTTTTGTGTTTGTAGACATATTTCAGTAGTTTGGTTTCGGCTTTGTTAATGATCATAGTGGAATCCTCCTTATTCAAGAGATTATACCACGCAATGATTACATTCGGAAAAGAAATCGAGGACCTGCTGGAATAAGAGAGGAGGCGAGCAGAGTGGTAAGAGCATACGAACCGTTATACACGGTAAAAGAGGCAGCGAAGATACTGCGAGTTAATACGTCCGCAGTATACAGACTGCTGAATGAAAAGCAGCTTATCGGGTTGCGTCTCGGATCAATCAAGATCCGCGGTGCTGACCTGGAGAAATTTATCGAACAGTATCCGGCATATGAACCGGGGGAAGGAGGTTGCGATGGCGAAGCTTAACTTTATCGAGTCCCAGCACCCGCGGATGCTGAGCTACGTGGAGTGCCGGAGCGATCCGGTTGCAGAACCGGCGCCGAAGAAGGCATTACCAGGCTGGCTGGGAGATTTGGCTGAGGCCGTGATGGTTGTAGCTGCAGTGTTATGCGGGGCAACCGGTTTTACGTTCTGGGTGTTTATTGTTCTGGCGTTGGTATAGGAGGGAGGTGAGGAGATGGTAGAAATTGCGATTAAGGATGATGGAGGCGCAAAAGGAACGGAGTCTGGTGATTTTGTTATGGCAATCATTAGCACTATCGAGGAAGACGGACTGAAAAGCGTTGGCATGGCATATGGGGTTACAAGCGATAAAGCTTCCGTCCATGCAATTGCAGGTTTTGTTAAGTATAGCATAGATGAGACAATTCTTCCGAAATCTAAAAAGGCTGCTTATAAGATTTTACGAGCATTTATCGACACGGAGATTAAGCGCCTGGAAGCAGAAGAATCTGCAAAAGAAGAAACCCCAGAAGCGGCAACTTCCGGGGAATCGGGTAAATAAAAAATCATTTTACAGTCTCATTATAGGTGAGGCGCGGAGGGAAATCAAGATGGTAAAAGTGATTATTGAGATGGATGGCGAGCAGGATAAGGTGCTTTCTGGTAAGTTCGCGAATGTGATGACAGCATCAGACGTGGGAGTTAGATATAAGGCATATAGTGGTATCTTTGGTGAGATTGAGCCGGGAGAATTGCCGAACGTTCTTGCACAGGCAACAGCTGAGACGATGAGACGGGCATATAAAAATCCAAAGGATCGTATTGCGGCAATGTTTCGGATTTCGAAGTTATTCCAGGGCGTGCTTCTGGATGAAATTACTGAGAACAAAGAAAGGTTAGAGTTGTCGGAAGGTGCAAAGGAGTTATTGGATCTGGCAATTGCAGTGAAAGAGGGGATGCGCAATGGCAACTAAGACATTAATCAGCCTTGGCCGTCACCCGGTCAACAGTCTGCAGGTCGGCCAGATGATCCGCTTCCAGTCCCGTTGCTTTGTGCAGGAGATGGTGCTGACCATCCGGCGGCTGCAGTGGCTGAAGGATAAGGTCATTATCTCCGGTGACGAAGCAAATGACGTGGCACTCAGCGTGTATGACTGGGTGGAACTGGTGCAGGAAGAGAAAGAGGCAGTGTAATGACAGTAACAAAGCGGATATTTGACAGCCGGGAAGCATGGCTGCAGGCAAGACAGAACCATATCGGCGGCTCTGATGCGGCGGCCTGTGTGGGAATGAGTCCTTATAAGGATAATGTCCAGCTCTGGGAAGAGAAGATGGGACTGATCGAGCCGGAAGATATCTCTAACAAGGATTATGTCCGGTACGGCACGGAGGCGGAGAAACATATCCGCGCTCTGTTTACTCTGGATCATCCGGAGTACACAGTGTCCTATGATGAGGATAACATGTTTCACAATGACCGATACCCCTGGATGCATGCTTCACTGGATGGTGAGCTGACAGATGAGCGTAGTCGACGCGGAATCCTGGAGATTAAAACCACAGAGATTCTGCAGAGCAGCCAGTGGGAAAAGTGGCGTGGCAGGATCCCGGACAATTATTTCTGTCAGATACTGCATTATCTGGCGGTCACCGAATGGGATTTCGTGGTACTGAGAGCGCAGCTTAAGAGTCAGAGAGCCGGCGTACTGCTGATTGAGACAAGAGATTACATAATCGAACGGGAGGATGTGGAGGAAGACATTCAGTATCTGGTGGATGCGGAGCGGAGCTTCTGGGAGTATGTCCAGAGTGGCCGCCGTCCTAACCTCATTCTTCCGGCAATATAAGGAGAATAACATGGAACTGAAAATTTATAGCCCGCAGGATGCGGGATTTATCCAGAAAATTGACTGGAACTTCGAGGAACTGAAAACAGAGATCAGCGCGGTGGCGCAGGAATATGAAACCTCTGTTTATACGGATGACACAATCAGTGATGCCAAGGCGGACCGGGCGAAGCTTAATAAATTCAAGGATGCCCTGACCGGCAAGCGTACCGAAATCCGCAAGAAGCTCCTGGAGCCGGACGAGCTCTTCGGGCAGCAGGTGAAGGAGCTGACCGGGATCGTACAGAAGGCCATTGATAACATCGATGGCCAGGTGAAAGGCTATGAAGAACGTAAGCGCAATGAAAAGCTGGACAAGGTCCGGGAATTTTACGAGGACAACATCCAGGATCTGGCGGAGTATCTGCCGTGGAATCGTGTCGTGAAGCCGGAATATGGCAACGCCTCTAAGACCATGAAATCAATCAAAGAGGAGATCCTGGCGTTGATCCAGAAGGTTGCTGAGGGCATTGCCATTTTAAATGAGGTAGACAGCCCTTATGCCGGAGATATGAAACAGGTGTTTTTACAGTCCTATGATATCGGCGCTGCGATGGCAGAGCGTAACCGTCTGGAAGAGGATGAGAAGCGCCGGAAGCTCTACGCAGAGCAGCAGGCGAAACTGAAAACTGAGCGTGAAGCAAAGCGGCAGCAGGAAGCAGAACGGGTGATGAGTGCCGGCAGACAGTCGATGCCAGAAGCAACAGCGCAGCCGTCACAGCCGCAGCAGGGCATTCCGGTAACGGAAACCGTGGAAGATCCGGTGCATGTGCTGGACTTCCGGGTATATGTAACAAAGTCCCAGATGGAGCAGTTAAAGAAGTTCTTAAATGAATCCGGTATCCGGTTCGAGCCGGTGCCGAAACAGTAAAGGAGGATATTTACATTATGGCAGTAGGAAACAGTTTAGCAGCAAAGCAGCAGAAGCCTGCGGAACAGAAGGCAGAGTTTGTGGTGGCCGGAGAAAAGGTGGTTCTGACACCGCAGACGGTGAAGAATTATCTGATTAGCGGTGATAAGGACCGCGTCTCTATGCAGGAGGTCGTGATGTTTATCAACCTGTGTAAATATGCAGGTCTGAATCCGTGGCTGAAGGAAGCGTACTGCATTAAGTATGGAAATGAACCGGCAACCATGGTGGTCGGCAAGGAAGCGTTTATGAAGCGTGCGGAGAAAACTCCGGGATACGACGGATTTGAAGCTGGCGTGATCGTGCTGTCCGGCGGGGAAGTTATTTACCGAACTGGAACACTAAAACTGCCGGAAGAAGAAATCATGGGCGGCTATGCAGAGGTATACCGGAAAGACCGTTCTCATCCGTACCGCATTGAAGTTGCTTTTGACGAATATGCCGGAAGAAAGAAGGACGGCAGCTTGAACAGTCAGTGGTCGAAACGGCCGGCAACCATGATCCGCAAGGTTGCCCTGGTACAGGCACTTCGCGAAGCATTCCCGGAGACCTTCACCGGTCTTTATACAGCGGAAGAGGTCGGGACAAATGAACCGGAAGCAAATTCTTCTGATGTTTTTCTTGGTGAGCAGGATGTAGCAGCAATTCCACAGCAGGATCCGATCGGTCAGACTGCAGTTCCGCAGCCACAGTCAGCTGAGGCAGAGAACATCGAAAAGGATTTCTTTAATTAATCGAAAGGAGTAGTACATAATGGCAAAGTATATGAGCCTTGACCGGTTCGCTGGGGGGGGCCTTACTGGAGCGCTTTAATCTGGCCATGCGTCAGATTGTCCAGAACATTGCGGATACCAATGCGGATCCGCAGAAGGCCAGGACCCTGACAATCAAGCTGACGTTTAAGCCGGATGCGGGGCGCAGTGTAAAAACGTCTAT